TGTTGATGTGGACAGCGTGGTGCTTCCCCATCTCTTCCTTCAGCACTTGGCGCACGTCTCCAAGACCGTCATCCTTGTCAGAAAGGAACATGGACACTTCGCTCAGGTCGAACGAGTGACCGATGGTCTTGGGCTTTGCAGCCACGTGTAGGAAGTCAGGCTTGGTGGTGTCTGGCAGAGTAGCGTTCTCAGCCAGTCCTCCACCCACGTTGAACGAGGGCTTGGAGGTTATGATTCTCCACCCACTTCGCTCCCAAGGCTTCTTTGGAAGTATGCTAAACGCGTTGAACTCTTGGTTCAGTTGCGACCAAACTTTCCTTCCGTAGATTGCTTGGTAAGTACCAGCGGTGGTGCTCAGAAGCGGTGCGTCCGCCTTGAGTATGTCTCCACTGCTGTAAGTGTACCCAGTCGTTGCGGTACCACCGTAGTAGTACCTCTCCATGTCTTGTATTGTTCTTACGTAATTACGTGCCATATTCAGTTACCTCCCTGTAGAGCCTTACCGGCTAGTCGGTGGACATCGTCCCACGACATCTGAGCCATTGTCTCGGTCTCAGGAATTTGTACAGCGGGCGCTGCTTCGGACTTAGCAATCGTCTCGCCACCTTCGGCGGACACGTTTGAAATCCTGTCACCTAGTGCGAGGACAGCCTTCTGCAGGTCCTCTAGGGGGCCTCTCGCATCGAATGCGGTCTTGGCCTCAGCATCTGCCTCAGCAGAGAGTTCCTTCTGGAACCTCATGGAGAACTCGTTACCAAGGTCAGTCTTGAACTGCTGCTCTAGCGCTGCAGCCTTGTAGACTTGGTAAGCCTCCTCTATCTGAGCAGGGGAGACATCGGCTCTGTCGATGTACTCATCAGCCTTGATGACGTTCTTGTTTCCGCTGGGTGCGGACCCGAAGTTCATCTTTGGCCTCTTGCTAGACTCGCCCTCTCCGGCGCCCTCTATGCTACCCTGTCCACGGTGGGTGTACCCATGTGGACCTTCCTGAAGGTATGACTTCTCGACGCCCTCATCGACATCCAAGTCCTCTAGAGCGCTTCGTGCTGCTGCTGGGTCGTACCCGGCAGACTTCACTGTGCTTTCTAGCCAATTTAGATAGTCCGTGGTAATCACGTCATCAAGGTCATCGCCTTTCTTCATCTTTTCTTTCTTTTCTGCATATGCCATCTTGTCTTCTTTCTCAGCGTCCTCGGCCTTGTCAGCATCGTCTGCTTTGTCCATGTCCTTCTCAGGCTTTTTCATTTTGTCCATGTTTTTCATGGCCTTTTCAGCATCCTCTGCTTTCTCGGTATCATCGAGACGCTTGGAGAGACGCTCCAAGACGTTCTGCAGTTCATTCATTGTTTCACTTTCGTTTGTCATTGTATCACCTTTATTCGTTGTATCCTCCTTTAGGATTCTAAACTGGGCCTCGGGATTGATGCCCTTTTCGCAAATGGTAACTTCGTGCAACTCCATGCGGCTTATTTCACGGTACCCACCTCTGGTGTTATCGTGCTTGTTGACACGCTCGAAAGCCTGCCCACCGATGGAGAACGACTTGAGGTTCCCCTTGCGAATTTCTGCGGCCACTTCTCGGGCCTTCTCTATGTCATCACGTAGTTTGATGACGACGAACATACCAGTCTCATCCACTTCGGACTTCCATACCCTACCACCAGTGTCTGTGTAGGCTGGGACTACCTCTCCCACCTGTATGTTGGAATGTGCGAGTTGCACGTTCCTGAAGCCCGGTGCTTTCATGAATTTGTCGAATGCATCTCTTAGGGCATTCTTCGTAATCAGGTCTCCCTGCTTGTCCACCATCTCCACTGACGCATAACCTGCTACGACTAGGTCACTGGCTCTGGATTTGAGCAGAATGGGATTCTCAATCGGAGATTCCAGCATGAGCATGAACGTCGATAGATATTCTCATACTATTTAATTCAGGCGGAAGAATCAGATTGAGAATTGTGAGAAATCTGAACGTGCTGAGGCTCGTCTTCTTCGTTCTTGGGCGGCTTAGCGTCAGGGCAGTGCTCCATCTTGTGACCCATTCCCTGCTCGCACATCTGTCCCTTCTTGGCGCCGCACCAGCAATCCCCTCCCTTCTCCTGCCTATGGCCGGGGTCGTGGTCGGGCAGGTTGTATCCCTCTGTGTTCTCTGTGGGACCTGAAGGAGAATTTACAGGAGTGGCGTAGTCAATGCCTAGTGCTTTCGGGCCAGTCCACGTTATCTTCTCCTTGATTACTCTGTCCAGCAAGTCGTATGCCAGTTGCATAGATTTCGATATGTCCTCTTGCACTTCGTCAGGGTCTTTCGGTATGCGGTTCTTTTCAGGTATCACCTTCTTCGGTGGCTTGCTGTGATTCGCTGGTGGCTCAGGGTCGATGTCCTCCTTCTCAGCCCGCAGCAGCAAGGTAGCCACAGGTCCCCAGTAGTCCTGTTGGCTCTCTGCAATCTCTAGAGTGTAGTCATCTGGTGCGTCCGCGTCTTTCAGGATGAAGGCGTTGCCTTGCGTCTCTGTGGAGTATATCACCTGACCAGTGGGGAAGGTGAGGTAGATTGAGCCCTTCTTCACATTCACGGAATGAGGGACGTTTTCTTCTTTGAAACCTGCGAGAATCTTCAGAGTGGCTGCACTGTCCGTGGCATTGGAGTCGCTCATGCAGACGTACCGAGGCGCATTGACCTTGTAAATCGGCACCGTGTTTCTCTTTTGCATAGTAACACTCGAGAATGATACGGTGATGTACTGGCCTTCTTCGACTCTCGATTCTGTGATGGACCCGACATCCATGTAGCACTCACCCTCGTACTCTTGCTTCCGGTTGCCCATCTTCTTTCCTATGGCCTCTGGGAAAGGGCCGACTGCTATGCAATGACGGTCCCCCTTAGAAGACACTACTAGCACGTCTATCTCCTTCTTGGGAGTAAGTAGAACCCAGCGAGGATGACGTGCCTCTCCTCTCATGTAAGTGGATTCTGCGTCTCTGAGTAGCACTCTTTGCACACCCTTCTCCTTGAGGAGATTCTTTACGCATTGTTGCAAACCTTCTGTGTCACTGCGCTTTGTGTTGATGGGAGCAGGTATCAGCACCTCCTCAGTAGCCTCGAACTTGGCACGCAGGAGCCGTATCCTGTTCTTGGCCTCCTCGTTGTGTATCTTCTCGTCACCACTCTCTATGATGTCGATGATATGCAACGTGTCCATGTCCCACACGGTATCGAGCAGGCAGTCCTTGTCGTATGCATCCTTGAGTCCCTTCTTGACGATGTTCGGCAGGGAGACTGCTTTGCCTTGGGAATCCCAAGCACGTATTGTCTTCTTCTTGTGTACCATCAGCCGCTGCCCTTTGGGCCACGACGTGGTTATCCAGTCACCGGAGAAGCCCTGTAGAGAATTCAAGTCATCCAAATCGAATATCCTGTGCATGTGCTTTATCGGTATTGGCTTCCCATCGTCGTCCTTGAGCAAGTAGTCCTCGTTAGTGAGTATGTCTAGGCTTCTCTTCAAGTCATACCCACTGTCCTCCATTCCTTCCTGTGGACTCAACCCAGCCATCGCTGTTGATGCTGCAGTTCTCTGACCAGCGCTGCCACGCCAGTTTGGTGACACCATGCTAGAGGCTCCGCCATAGGATTCGGGGTATAGCGCCTCTTTACTGTAATCGAGGCTAGAGTCACCGAAGGCGTGCTTGACTCCATTCGGTGGTAGGTGGAGGAGAGGCACTTCCTTGTCGCTGCTGACGAGTTTAGGCAACTTGCCTGAGGAGAAGTCAGGCTCTAGTCCGGGACGGCTCAGTGTACCTCCTGCACTCAAGTGGCCTGTGGATGTGAATACGGACTTGGGTGAGAACTCATCACCCACTTCCAAGGACCCTATCCTGTCCCTGCCTTTGATGCTTCTGGACGATTCCGCGTCTTTGTCAGGTGAGTATTCGTACAAGTCGTAGGCCAACCTGCCGAGATTGTTGTATCTCTGCCAATTGTGCTTGGCACTTTTTCCCGTCTTGTCAGGCACTGTGAGGGGCTTTCTGTCTCCAGCGTGGACTATGGAGCCAGTCAAGTCTACATCGGAATGGAGTTTTTGCATTACCTCCATCAATGCTTGGTAATCCATCACATCCAGACCAAAACGCCCTCTTCCGAAATTGAGACCTGTGATGTTCCCAGATTCGTTGCGCTCCACTTTTCCGTTCTTGCCTACGTGGTTATCCACATCCGCTAGGAAATCGCTCTTGCCCATGCTTCGTAGTTTCTGTACCGCTCGTTGCGCTCGCTCGAGCATACCGGGTGAAATGTCATCTGAGTGCTTGTTCAGGTAGTTCTCCATGATATCCAGACCGCGAGTTCGTTGCACTCCGCCTCTGGCTTCACCGAATGCGCCCTTGACTCGACCGAGGCTGACGTCATCCGGCGGTTCCTCGGTGTATTCTGGAGTGGACCAGTGCTCGAGAGTGCGTAGGTTCCGAATGTTCGGTGCGAGTCGTTCGTCTCCCATCCCCTCTAGTTTATCAGCCAGTTCCTCCCTCCAAGACTGGTCGGGGCTGTGTATCAATTTCTCTGCTAGGTTCATGAGCATCATGTGATTGATGTAGCCCTGCCCGTCCAAGCCGAACATGTCAGCGAGTTCTGGTTGCTCTGAGAGGTAGTACTTCTTCAGCCCTTGAGCGACTGTGCCTGCCATGTTGTAAGCGTCGAGCATGTGCCTCAATTGGCTGGAGACCGAGCCGAGCCTATTGGGAGCCTCGAAGTTCCCTGCTAGGGTATCGGACTCGTGCATGAGTTGCGAGTCGTCGCTGTAAGCATATTGCAGGAGTTCTTGTTGCTGCTGGCCTATCGCTTCCTGCAGCACGTCCTTGACCATGTCAGGAGTGCTATCAGTGTCACGTAGCCTCTCCAACTCGAGAATGTGGTCCATCATCAACGTAGCCGGGTGCGCTGCTATGATGACCCCACCCTCAGTCGAACTGCCGGTGTCAGTGCCAGCGTCCTCCTGCTCCTGTGACATCCGTGCTCTGCCGAGCAACCGCTGGTCTCCCGACCCACCCATGTCGACATCCACTCCGGTGTCCACTCTGTTACGAGGCTTGATTACTGAGTT